CTTGGCGATACACCCAGAAGGGTATAAGAAAAACTGTGTCATGGTTTAGAATACCCTTACGGGCGGTTTAGGTCCTAACGATGGTACCATTGTTGACCAAGGAGGTACCCAAAGAAAGATCAGGCGACGTGCCTGAGACCAGAGGTGGAGGACCCATGTAATAGCCGAATTGGAAATCATCAGCGGCTCGCTCCTGGACAGCCAACCGATTGGTGGCGGGTCCGTCCGAAGTACGGAAAGTAACCACTGTGGCTGGCACATCCAGAACGCCACCGGTAATGTTCCTAGAGAAATTCGAGAAATACGGGACCTTCACATGGAGGGCTGTGGCTGTCTCTGAATGGGACGTGTTGGCTATCATGGAATTAACACCGGGGAGATAGCTAACTGTGGCGGATATAACCATATCCTTGCCATAAGGGGTGGCGTGATAGCAAATACCACCCCTCTCTAGGCCATAAAAGAAGTTGAAGTACCCTCTCCAAGAAGTGACGACATCACGGAGCAAACCGCCGGTGCCTGCAACCCAAGTGGGCTGAGTCACTACGCGCGAGAAAGCGGTGGTGTCACCAAGTCCTGAAGAAATGAAATTGGCCTTGGAAAGTAACTGCTTGACTGAATTGATCTTCTCTCCGATGCAGTTGGCAGCGTGATCAGTGGTACGGTCAGACGAGTAAGGCTCGAAAAGTCCAGACTGGGCTGAAAAGACGGAATTGGCTGGGGCAGGCCAGAATTCTGGAGTGTTGACGAAAGCAAACTCCAGGTCATCGGCGCCAGCAACCTCTACCACAAAAGGAGCCGTGAAAGAGACTGTTTCGGGCCCGACAAGCGGGTCCACAACCGAGATGTGGAAAGTACCGAAAGACTCGTTGATGTCGAGCCAGGAGTTTTCTGAGATGAAAGGCACTTCGAACTCCATAACATTACCCTCGCGTAGGTCCCAGATGACGGACTTGAAATCCAAAGACTCATAAGAAGTGGGCACGAATGTGCCGGCAACAACGGAAGCGCGAACAGGCGTAAAACCCAAAAGCAAACGACCGGTGTGAAATTTAGTCTTGGAGATCTTGATCCGAAACTTGAAGCCACCGCGAAACATATTAAAACAGTTGGCGATGCCAAAGACCGAAGACGGTCTGAAAGCCAAATTAGGTGTGAAAAGAGGTGTGACACTGTTCTGGATGCCGTCTTGAAAGAACATAGCCTTTGGAGACAGGCTACAAGAGTAAACGAGATCACCAGGAGGGTCAAACTGACTGAGAACGGGCTGCGAGATTGCGCTATACACGCTCTTGACATAGTCGATGGACATCTCGTCGACGTCAGTGCCTGCAAAACCAGGCAAAGGCTGAACGGCATTATCGACAGCAGCACCGAGACTGAAAGTGGTGTCAGCGCCGTCCATGTTGGTTTGATACGTGTTCACTGTCTGTAGCATACGGTTGGCGGGAGTGGCATTGAGCGGTTTAGACCAACCATACGAAGCGGCTATCTTAGCGGCTTCACGCATCATCCAAGAAGTGGGGCCAGAATAAGAGGAGATAAAGGGAATCTTGGTACCAGCCCAAGTGACCAGCTTCGATCCTGCAGCCAATACGTTGGAAAGATTGCCAGGAATGGCTTTCTCTTCCCTGGCGCTAGCAGAAAATTTTCCTGCTTGAGCCTCGAGGATTGTGGCCAAAGGAACTGTCTCAAAAGGAGAAAGAAGTGGCGGGTCAACAACCTCCGAAAACTTGGCAGCAGCAGCAGCTGGAGCTGCAATCAAAGTGATAGCCTCTGGAGCAGCAGCAATCATCTCAAAGTCCTCTAACCAGTGCCAAACGGCAATACGAGGGGAAAAGGCGCCTGCTGCTAAGGCCACCGGAGTGTAAGCAAAGATGGCCACCTCTCCAAGCTCGTCACCTGAAACTGTTTGATAATTAAAATAATTACGATTAAAGATGAAAGGAACCTTGAGGATGGCACTGGTAGACTCAATAATGTCAAGATCGACTCCAGGAAGTTGGGAAATGGGAGTGATACTAGTGATGCGATTATGGTCCAAAGCATTCTTGAAAGGCTGAAAAGCCATGCGTAGTCGACCGGCCTGTTGAGGTGTTGCTATAGATTGTAGGCGAAAACAAAAAGTCGCCCGCCAACCGTAGCAACCAGATATCCGATCGAAATTACGCACGCGCAATTTGGTCTCGCCGGTGGAGAGTCTGTATGACGTAATGAGTCCGCGAGCGGGCTGATTGTACGTCAAATTGTCGATCTGAATGGGACGAGAAAAATACTGCTTGAGATCGTTGACGGAAGAAACGTCGGTATACATCTCTGCAAGCGGTTTGCTGGCTGCAGCTCTGATAGAAACTTGGTCACAGGCTTCATTGACAAACTCGGTGATCTGAGTTACCTCAGACGTCGAGGGGACGGAAATTCCATCCACGTTATTGCAGTCCTGTGTAGAGTCCGCAAGTTGTGTGTCGTTTACGATGTCGTCATCGTGGGTGGCACTACCCGAATTGATATTAGTGTTAGTGGCGAGTCATAAAGTTTCCCAAAGGCGCTAACTCAAGCAGCCATGAGGGTCACCGACGTTGTCTGGATATTGTTAATAGGACATCCTGACTAGTAAGGCTGAAAAGCCAATCCTGTAGAGACGACCTCCCTGTCCCCGAGCACACTTTTTCGTCGGGGTGTTAGTTGTGTGCTCAAGCGTATATAAGGTCTCAATCTAGAGCCATGGAAGCTCCATCCTCATAGCGTAGTTCACATATTCTTCGCGTGTGAAGTACTGTTTTGGTGACACTTGCATAACTTCGACATATTTCGACCGCATGTCGTATGCACGGGCGTTCCACTCTTCATCACCATGCAAAGCGAGCTCTGCAAAGGTGAGTTCCATGTTGGCCTCGGTAATGTCGGTAAGCTGAGCCTGGTTACGTGCCCAATAGGGTATGTACAAAATGGAATCCAATTCCTGTGGGCCAACGTATTCTCCCAGCAAAGGCTCAAAGCGAAACCCTCGTTTCAAGAAGCCCACTTCTGAAAGAGATCGGTAAGCCGACACTCCAGACTCTTTATTTTCGGCAGTGTAAGTCATGCCAAACTTGGCCATAGAAGCCCCAATCGTGATCTGGTTGAAGCGATCGATGACCTCATCAGAAATGTTGAGGATGTTGTCGTCACCGTATACACAAATGTACACGTGTTGCCAAAAGGAAGCAACATAAGCGTCACCCATGACATCTGCCCAGACCATGTGGAACATCACCAGGTTGTAGAAGCTGTTGATGATAGAAGTAGCTGGGTGGCCACTCGGTAGACTCTTGTTCCACTGGTATATGGTGTCGACTTTACCCTCGACGCCGCCGCAATGGCGTGAGTGTACCACCTCCATCCATAGCACACGGCGAACCAAAGCGTTGATAGGCCCATCGTTGTACCAATCATTGATGTTGTCCAGAATAGCCCAGTGAACTTGCGGTTGTTCAGAGCTGTCAAAAGAAGTGAAATCTCCTGCTACAAGCTTGCGTCCCTTGGTCTGCAACTTGCGAGCGAGGTAGTTCCACTCTGCATAAGGATTCATACCGACTGCAACTCCGTTGCGGATGCGCGTGTCTTGCACGGCATTGGTGAAAGCCAGAAAATACTGCCTGAAAACGATGTTGTACACCAAAGGGGCTGAAGAAATGAGACGAGCTAGCCCTGCTTGAATTTTGGATTCAGAGCGCAACTCATCCTTCAAAAAGTCCATGAAGATGTGTTCAGAACGTATGCCGAGCTTTGCGTCGTCTTCAACTTGCCGCACTAAGAGCCGTAAACGATCACACTCGGGCCCTGTTAAAACGTAATCCCCCTCAGATCCAAAAAACTTTTTTTTGTTGGTATGGCCTTCGAACACGAAGGGGTAGCCAGGAGAAGTGCCACGCGGCATGCCCTTGAACTTTCCAGGACGGCCTGCGACGGCTTCGTCGAAGCTGTAAATCTCACGTGAAGCTTCACGTGTAAGCTGCACAACGTTGGAAAAGGCATGGTGCGCGGCACGCTTGACCAACTTATCGTCATAAGTCAACACCGGTGTGCTGTATGGTTTGAGAGCGTTAACCATTGGCACTATTTTCTCACCTGCCTTGTTGGTGTAGGTGATGTGAGGCATAGGCCTCTTGGGATGAGTACCCCACATGCCAAACAGAGGGGTCTTGCGCAAAGAAGATGCTGGATTAATGGGCTTTGAAGAACAAGCTTTGTGTAAGCCCAAAAAAGAACCAGCAATAGGCGCTGGCGCGACGGGGGCACTCTGGTTGCACTGAAACTGTACGTCAACCAACAAGCCCAAGGCTTTTGTGGCAGCCAAGACCTTCTCCTGCGTCACGATGTTGCTGAAGCCCAAGCCCAGGCTAGGATTGCCTGCAACGTGGACCCCCAAAATGCGTCTCGAGCTAAGGTGTGGGGTTTCCTCTGTGCACACCACGCCGCCACAATCTCCATACTCGGTGTAACCGAGGTATTCATAAGACTTGGCCAACGTATAGCTCTCGTCTTCTCCATTGATGACGCGTTCATCCACCCTCGTTGCAGCCATGCACCTAGTGTGCATAAAAGAGGATTGCTTGAAAGGCTTGACAGTATCGAGCCGGATCCTAACCTTAGAAAGATTTGTAAGATCGCGCTCGCGAATGAAAAGGTGACCTATGTCACGGTGTGCACGTAAGTTGCGTGTGCTGAAATTCACAAACATACAATCGTCGTCGTTGTACTTGTGACGTGGCATGTCCAGAAAAGCTTGTAGTCCGAATTCGTACACATTGGCACGATTGCACCCATGTGTCAAAATGACTTTGGAAGTGTGGTCGAAATTGCCCTTAGTCATGTTGGACCTAATGTGAAGATCAAAATGTAATGGCACCAACGCGCATGCGTCTCGCACCATAAGGACATGACCCAACTTCAAACGACCTTTTGCTCCCACCACTTCCAGTGTGTACAAAGACTGCGCAGCAATAGACCCGATCTCGTTGCCATAAGAATCAGCTTGCGCCTTAATCGGCTCGTCACTCTCTACAAGACCGGTAGTCCGTACAGCGTGATAATTGAGGCGGACAGCCCCTGGTATGTTGGACTGAGCTCTCAAAGCAACTAAATAGCTTCGGGTCAAGCTCTCCCTGTCAGCATCCTGCTCTGTCTCTTGCCGGGTATAACCAGTAGTGAGACGACGATATGCTCGTAAGAACGCCTCAGGTGTGTATTCAAACTTGTCACCATTCAGAAAATCAGTTCCTGTGAGAGCAGCTAGGGCGTCTCGCAAAGGTTTGGAACGCTGCATACGTGTAGGCATCGACTTGAACTCTCGGTTCTTTGGCTTGAACCAGTCTGAAATTTGCGTGACGGCTGTTCGACACACCATCAACAACATGGCCACCGCTGCTGCGCTGAAACAAAAGCCGACAATCGGATTCGCTGCTAGCTGGGACAAATATTTACAATATTCTGCCAGCTTGACTTTGAGCGACTCGTAAGCACCCTCCAGTTTGGTAACTATCTTGGCAAATTGGCTCTTGGCCAAAGTGACCAGTTTCAACGTATCGTCTACTGGCTTGGTGACGAACTCCTCAAAGGTTCCGCCCTGCGCTTCGTACTTTTTCTTCAACATGTCTTTGATGTGAGCACCGTTGTCAACATGGATAGTACGATTAGACCGAATTTTGTCGGTAATCTCGCGCAGAACACTTTCCAAGTCGCACTTCTCAGCCATAAACGTCTTGGCATTGCTACCCACTCCAAATTGGTGTCTGTACAACACCCAAGCGTGGTATGGCAACTTGCCGTGATCTTCAATATGTTGCGTGACCTTGGCAATGTCCAAAACCCCGTTGAGTTTGTAATCATCTGCCACTGTAATCTTGTAACCGAAATCAATCCGGCGTGCCACAGCGGCAGGCTCAGCAATGACTTTCTCTGCATTGTTCAAATTGTCAATGTTGGTAGTGAGCAAAATGAAGCTGGAGCGGAAGAAATTCTTGCCCTTATTCTCCAAATCGGCAAAATTCAAAGGGTAGGACCAACAATTGGCCATGCGGATCAAGTTGATGAAATCATTCTCTGCTCCTGCGACGGGTACGGATTGTCCGAAATCGTCCACAATGGTGCAAAACTGACCCGAGTACCCATTCCAATACTCTGTATCACCTTTCATGAACGCCTCACAATCGAGGTTGTAATCAAGCTCCTTAGCTCTTTCTTTAGTGATAAACTCGCTCAGGACGTCAGAAACGATGTACTTGCACAAAAAGGTCTTGCCAACTCCTGGCTCACCAGTGAGACACAGAGTGGCCGGTTGTGGTCTGCCTCCTTTGAAAGAGTAAACCGCGGCTTGGCACAAGCTAGTGAGCTCCTTGAGATAACCCAAATACTTGTGCAGCATGCCTGACACGTCGCTAGAAAACCGGTATATGGAGCACAGATCTGTGCCCTCGCGGTGCAGCGCCATGATATTTTGTACGGACTCTGGAGTCATGACGTCTTCATCACCACAGCGGCTGTCGTTCACGACCCTCAACACCTTGGTACACCAGGCGTCAACTAACTTGACGCCCGTGTTATGGATAGCAACTTGTTCTTTGCCTGTCTGTTGACGCACGAAGTTGACAAACTTCTCGACAATAGATATGATGTAGCTGGAAAGTTTTGTCCAACTGTCCACCAAGCGACCATAAGGTATGACTGACTTGGCAAATCGGTCTGTCATCCCCAACCTGTCGTTGTTGTTGAAAGTCAAAAAAGTCATAGCCAAAGACACAATGTGGGCCAAATTCGTAGGCTCAAAGAAGCCAGATTGGGAATCATTCCCTTCGGCGTCAAAGAACTCTGTGTCGTCCACATCGTCCCCAGTAGGCCACAAGGGTTTTATGGCTTCCCATAAGCCGGTTGGCAAAAGTAGAGCCAAAGCAGCCGTCATACATAAAACAGCGGATTTCGTCTTGAAAGAATCCATGCGTGTCGTTGCATAGTAAGCCACTGCCAATAAAGGCACAACCCAGGCAAAACGAACAGCGTGTTCAGCAAATTTGCCAAAAGTGGACTGGGCGCTCTCGACTGTGTCCTTCAGGCGATCTACAGCATTTTCAACTCCACCGCCGGCCATGCCTACGGTGTGCGAAACGCCTTGAACGGCTTCACGAAAATTGAGAATAACATCGGACACCATGTCGCGCACTTCTTGCGTGACTCCGTGTTCGAAGCTGACCCCCACCTGGGGCACAATACCGGTGAGCCTGTCAAAGGCGTTGGTCTTGCGCTGTCGCTCCTCATAGATCTTGCGGAACTTCTGT